AAATCGGCCTGGCCGTTAAAAGTTTGCTCAATCGATTCGATGGCAAAGTTAGTGTACCTTCTGTAAGTTACCTTCCAGAAGGTGATTTGAGGATTACCTGTACATTTCCTCTACCTTATCTTTCAATAAGGATTAGACTATATCTTAAAATGAATTTATATTGTATTTGTATTCAATACATTTGTTTTACTGAAAACTAGTTCAGTATTTAATATAAATTCACTCGAAAACCATTTAGTCGTTGAACCTTCTTCTTTAAATTTGTCTATTCTGTTAATAATATATTTTGTTTGGTTAGTGTCAATATTTTTTTTTGATGAATTATATTTTACGGTAACTGGTATCATATTTGACCAATTCCAACATTTAAATTTTTCATTTTCATCAGTCAAATTAAATTTACATACTGGTAATACATGATCTATAGACCATAATGAAGCATAATTGTCCCAGTTCATTTCTTCAGTAAAATTATATTCGAGCCATTCTCTAAAATATTGGATATTACAACCGATGTAATTCATAGTAGTATCATTTTTATTAAGAACATTTCTAAGACGTGACGCTAATGATTTTTTTATTCTGTAATTCATATTTGTGTTATGTTCATTTTTACACCATTCCGTCTTTTGTTCTTTTAAAAATGTTGGATAACATTCTAGACATATTTTTGTCTTGTAAAATTTTTTTAACTTGGCAAATTCTTTTAATACTTTGTCTTTATTACATTTTTCACACTTCGCCAAACAATTTTCCAATTTTTTTTGTCTTTTGTTTTTTTTTCTTATTTTATCCAGATCATTAAAACATTTTTTACATGTATTCGAAAATGAATTACTATTGTACTGTCTAAATTTATCAATACATTTAGTTTCTTCACATTTTATACATTGTCTATTATCATTTTTATCTACTATTTCATTAACAGTTTCCATTTATATATACTATTTTATATCATTTAAATTGTTTATTATTATTTATTTTAATACAAATTTTTAAGAAGCTTGGATGCTCATTGCCCATTTCTTTAAACTTTTTCAAGTTTAAATCATCTTATTCATTTTTACTATACCCAAGTTTTTTCTCTTGGCCACAACTCTTTCACAAAAATTGCTTAGTAGAATAAGTTTTAGGGGTTTCAAGCAGTTTGATTTTCTCACTAGGGTTTTTCATACTACATGATAATTGTAATATCCCTAATTAACATCAGTGGATAAGTCGCCAGTATCGACAAATGCCACAAAGGGTGTTATGAATATCTTATTTTTTTGATATTCCCCGATGTTTTTCTACCCTACAGGTTTTTAAGGTAAACATCCTGAGCGCCGTAAGCTACGAGTTGCATAAGTCCGCCTCCCATTTTATATTATTGCTAAAGAAAAAAATTTTGAGAAAATTAAATTAATTGCTAAATTAAATTAATTAAATACACACTTTTTATTAAATCTGTCCTACATATTATTTTAATATTTTATTAATATCGGCATTGTCCTTCATAAATATGGACAAATATGAATCATCAAATATTTCTCGCTTACCTTCATGATTTTTTGTAAAAATATAGGAATTATTTCGTTTCTTAATTGACCAACCATTTTCTAAAGCGTTGTATAAAAACACCATTTTTTGAAACTTCATTTTATCTATTTCAATTTGTTTATTGTCTTCATTCGAATTTGCTATATTTATCTCGATGTCCATTTAAAATAACAAATGAAACAATTAATGATCTTTAAACTTATTTCAACCTTTTCCACCTTTGAAAAGGTGGAGCCAAACAAAGCAAAATAGACACACAAACAAAGCAAAATAGACACACAAACAAAGCAAAATAGACACAAACAAACTAAATTATAAAGTTTGGCTCCACCTTTTCAAAGGTGGAAAAGGTGGATAATAATATATTTTTACAAATTAACAATTAAATAAATTAATTTATTATAATATAAGTTATTTACATTAATGCCATCTTTTAAGCCTAAAACAGCGAAAAAAATAAAGGTTTGTAAAAGGTATTCTACCACATTGGATGGAAAGCATAAGGAGTTCATGAATGATTTCTCCAAGGACGAATATGATATTATTCCTAAATTGAAAGAGGAAAAACATGAATTAAAACTACAATTGGCAAATAATAAATACGCTATTGAAAGAGTAATGGAACTAAAGGATCGAATCAGAGAAATAAATGAAACAATCAAGGATTTAAAAGACAAAAAAAACAATTATTTTTTGGATAATTCTAAATATATTTTTGAATATTTTGAAAATAAAAAAAACATTGATAACGCTGAGATTACCAAAGATTCAAATACTAATTATTCTGGAACTGCTGCGAATTCATCAAATACTTCTAAAAGTCAAGCGCTATTTAATTTTTTCAAAATTCAGTGCGTAGAACCGGATCAAAATGGCACTGAAAATAAGAACAAAAACATTGTTCAGAAATATTTATGCAACATTGATGAATCATTTCTTGACATGAACGCCTTTATCAGAATCACTGATATTTGTCAGAGTTGTTATAAGGGCGAGTTGATCCCGCTCGATGATGAAGGTGTGTTAATTTGTAATGAATGTGCTGTTAGTGTACCTTACCTAATTGAGAATGAAAAACCATCCTATAAAGAACCACCAAAGGAAGTGTGCTTCTACGCTTACAAGAAAATTAACCATTTCAAGGAGATTTTAGCGCAGTTTCAAGGCAAAGAAACTACCCAGATCCCTGATGATGTTATTGAACAGATCCAACAACAGATTAAAAAGGAGCGCATTAAATTAGAACAACTAACACATTACAAGACCAAAGAAATATTGAAGAAACTGGGTTTTAATAAATATTATGAGCACATCGCATTTATCAAAAATAAGTTGGGTATTAAACCACCCGTGTTTAGTCCAGAATTAGAAGAGACACTTTGTAATCTGTTTATGGAGATTCAGTCGCCATATGCGAAAACATGTCCTGATTATCGAGTCAATTTCTTGAATTATTATTATGTTTTGTATAAGTTTTGCGAACTGTTGGGTGAGGAACAATTCTTAGAGGACATCCCAATGTTGAAAGATAGAGAGAAGTTGATTGAGCAAGATGAGACGTGGAAAAAGATGTGTGTTGAATTGGATTGGGAATTTATTGCGACAATTTAGAGTTATTACATATTACTGTATTTGTAACTATATTTGGGTCTTATTGTCTTTCCCAGTTTTCCATATCCGGGACCTTTTGTTATATCTAGAGGATTGCGATTATCACCGTGTCTTCGTGTCTTACCAAGTTCTCCATATCCTGGACCCCTGGTAACGTCTAGAGGATTGCGATTATCTCTGTGTCTTCGTGTCTTACCAAGTTCTCCATATCCTGGACCCCTGGTAACGTCTAGAGGATTGCGATTATCACCATGTCTCCGTGTCTTCGCCATTGGATTAGATCTAGAACCAGAAGAGGAACCAGAAGAGGATCGAGATCTTGATTTAGACTTAGACTTAGATCTTGACTTGGATTTTGACTTGGACCTAGATTTTGATCTAGGAGAAACTGCTAAATCTGCTAATGTTAGTTTACCATTATCCATAATATATATTTATTGAGAATATATATTATTTAATTGTTAAATTATTTAACGCCACTCCTTATTATATTTCCAATCTTTTGATTCCTCAATTCTTCCATCACTAAAATAATTGGTTGTTTTAACACCAGGCCACCCCCGTTCGCTACGTACTTCTTTATGTTTTTGGAACACCAATCTCGCTGGTTTATTTTCATCAGTAATTATAACTTCATTTTCCCTTGTTCCATCTGAATATTCACGTGTAATTTTAAAATTTGCTCCTTGTTTTCTAATTTTAGAAGAGACTAATATTCGCGGTCTGTGTATTGGCGCTTGTTTTCTTTGTGATTTAGACGCTGCTGAACGAGGTCTTGATACTGAACGCGCTGTTGTACTACCAACAACCTCAAATTCGTCATCTAATTCTGCTATTATTTCTTTTTTACCAATAAGTGCTCTTGATATCGCTGCTACTGATGTTGTTACTGTACGACTTTTAGATTTATTTTTTTGTGTTCCTTTAGAACCTGAACTAGAACTTGAACTTGACTTTGATTTAGATCTTGCTCGAGTTTTTGATGCTTTAGATTCATTATCCATAATATATATTTATTGAGAAAATATATATTCAACTTATATAAAGATTATTTGATTTAGTTATATAAAAATGTCTGAGACAAATACAACTAATACTAACAAACCTCTTGAAGTGAAACATACTGAAGTGAAACATACTGAAGATCAAAATCTTCAAGCAATCATGAAGAAGATCGAAACCGATATAAATCCAAAGACGATGCAGGAAGGACTAGGGTTATTGAACAAACCAGATGAATTGATTGGTAGACTACAGGCGGGCGCAGATGCGTTCAAGGAGCAAACTGGACGCAATATGACTTACTCGGAGATGCGACAAATGTTTGGATAATTTATTTAATGGATAAGTGTAACGACGTTTAATTTATTTAATGGTTAAGAGAAAATATAAATGAACAAATTTATTTATATTTAAAATTCATATGTTTGGATCAACCTTTTGAAAGGTTGAAAAGGTGGTTTTAGAGTCCACCTGGGAATCCAACCAAGTTGGCGCCAATACCAAATCCAGCGCCCGTGCGCGCCGACACACCCATACTAGGAATATATGTGTCCAAAATGGCGAAAGTTGCCGCAGCAGTCAGCGCAAGCAATATAATCTCCTCCATATTCAAAGACTTCTTGGGGATAGCAAAGGCTGCAATAGCAACCATCAAACCCTCAATTAAGTACTTAACAATTCTCTTAACTAGTTCAGCAACATTAAACATGGCCATTCTTATATAAATAAAAAAGAAAAAAATAAGAATTTAATTGATAATATTAAACAAAATAATAATTATATAAATTAAAACTTAAAACGAATAACTAAATAAATATATAAATGAGTGGAAAATCTAAGTCTAATGTTGCCAAAAAACTGGCGTTTGAACGAAAGTTGAGAAAGGATGGATCTGAAAATCCTAAATATGTTGATCTATTGGAACTTGATAAACCCATTGCCGGACAACAGTTTGGATGTTTTTCTTTTATCACACCTGAGAAGATTTTGAAGCAAAAGGAGATGTTTTTATTCGAATCATTCCTAAAGAAGTGGGAATTTTCAAAAGCAATGGAGAAGTTTCACCAGTTCCTTAATTTCGTGTCATTCAAGTACAAGTTGAATTTTGAGGATGTCATGAAAGATTACGAAGGGTTTGTTAAGGAGGAGAGAGAGAACATCATTACTTCTTCCATTGAAGACGATTACAAGACATTCTTGGATAAGAATGAGGAGGAGATGGAGAAACAATTCAACATCAAGCACAACTTCCAGACTTCTGTCAGAGGTTTCAAGTCGAGAGGCAATTTCTCCACCCAAGAGGAAGCCGAGATGCGCGCTAAATTATTGCGTGAGACTGATCCAAGTTTTGACGTCTTTGTTGGACCTGTGGGTCAGTGGTTGTGTTGGGATCCCGAGGCGTACAAGACTGGACGTGTTGAGTACATGGAGGAGGAACTCAATCAATTGGCGCAGGAGAAACAGAAGAACGAGTCTGTCGCTAAGACTGCATTCGAGCAGCGTGTCAAGGAGACCAAGCAGAAGGCAATTGATGATAACAAGAAGAATGCCGAGAAGCATGGCAGCACCATTACTCAAGATATTGACGCAGATGGTAATTTGGTGGGTGTTGAGGACGCTAAATTTGCTAAGAGTGAGACAATATCTGCCGCCGATATTCGCAGTGAGTTGTTCGATGGTGAGAACATTGTTACTGGACAATCTGATTATGGCAGATCCGAGTTGCTAAGTGGTCCTTTCGCTATTAAAAAGGAGGACGCTGCTGACAGCATGGAGCGAGTTGATTAAATCAGTGACGTTTAGTGCGTTATTTATTTAGGCGTCTAATTTACATTACAATATAAAAATAGGATTAATTTTTATATTATATTATTTTAAATGAGCAATTACTATAATTATGCAAATATAGATGACGCGAATACTGCGAATATAAATGCGAACCCTAATACTAATACTAATACTAATACTAACGCGAATAACGCGAATAACGCTATTACAGAAGGTAATCAGAAAGAAAAACCAAAAATATATGAAGATTTTATGATTTTTGGCAACTTCTTTGGTCTAGTTTCCGAACCATATGTAAAATACTTCAATCTGTTTGGGTTACAAATGACATGTACACTTATTTTCGCTGTCATTTATTATTTCTTGTTACGTGATTTTGATAACAATTTTTTTATACAACCTGGATTCCCCAAAAAACAATTCTTAGATTACAAATGGGGAATTGCTTTAATTATGTCAGTTAATTTTCAGACAACTACAGCGTATGTAGACCTTAAATGTAAGAATTTTCTCTCTAGGTCTATTATAACATTACAAATTGTCTGCGCGTTTGCGATTACATTTTTGTTCTTTTTGTAAGAGTTTACCACTTGGTCTTTTTAACCGCAATTTTGGGTCCCTGACCACGTTTTTTCACGTTGTTCGGATCATATTGTTCATCTTCATCTTCATCATTAATGGATTTGGACAGTTCCCAGAACTCCTTAGATCCTAATCTGAAGTCATTATGCGCGTCTGCTTTGTACCAGAATACTTGGTCCTGTAATTTGTTAGATTTTGAGTTGTTATTTATCACCAAGCATTCATAATTTTCAGTACATTGATCCATCACTTGACAAAATGACTCCAATGTAGGGAACATGCCTGCGTAATTCTCGTAAATTCGCTTTCTATTGGCGATATACGGTTCTCTTAAAATAAAAACGTAATCAATGTTAGTTCTCAGCGTTGGTGGAATACCCAACGGATATTGCATTGTGATGATTAACATGACCTTCCAATGTCTCCCGTTCATAAACAAAAGTCGCATCATCTTATCCTTCGCCCACGTGTTGTCGTATAAGCAATCATCTAAAATCACAAATGTACGGGGGTCAATTGTGCTGCGTTTAAATTGCTCCATTTCCTTCTTAATCTGCTTCAAAACTTGACGCTGGCGCTTCAAAATGTTTTCAATGATGGCGGTATTGTATTCATTGTGAATAAACAATTTAGGCACTAATGACCCATAGAAACCGTTGCCTTCTTCTGTCCCGGAAATAACAGTACCAATTGGAATACTTTGTTGATAATAAAGCAGATCCCTGACCAAAAATGACTTACCTGTGTCACGACGACCAATTAAAACAACAACAGGACCTTTCGATTCATTGGGTTTGAAACTAATGCTCTTCATGTCAAAACGCTTTAGTTCTAAATTCATTATATTAATATACCTATAAAAGTTTTTTTCTATTTAACGCAACTAACAACCTTTTGTCCACCTTTTCCGCTTCGCTTAAGAAAAGGTTGTGCCAAACTTTCTAATTTGGATTGTTTGTGTTTCTAATTTGGATTGTTTGTGTTTCTAATTTGGATTGTTTGGCACAACCTTTTCAAAGGTTGTTGTTTAGGCGAAAAATGAGTTAAATATTATTAATATTTATATTTTAAATAGCTAATGACAACTGCCCCAACTGAGATGTTTAGTGTTAATTACCAAAAGAGGAAGAATATAAACCTCTTTTCAAAGTTTCAAACTAACAAAAGAATTAGTCTGTCAAGTGTACAGAATTATGTTCCCATTTATGATCGATTTTTTTCTTTAAATAACACAAATTATAATTCAATCAATTTGAATCATTTGTGGTCAATTTCTGACATTAAAGAAAAGGAGAAAGAGAAAGAGAAAGATCATGAATTATCCGATAACATATTCACATGTAAACTGAAGAACATTTCCGATATTGAGGATTTCACAACAACTCAAAAGGTATTCTTTAAGATGGCACCTTTGTTAGATCCATTTAAATATATGGTTGGCAAATACAACCACACAGACCAACAACTATTTAATCTACCATCTTTTGATAAGAGTATTAAGGTGCATCCTAAAATAGAAGATACTAACAACTCATCCTACATTGATGGATTCTTTTGCTTTCTTACTAGTCAATTGCTAAATCATCACAGATTTATCCATGGTGTCGACTATTACGGATCATTCTTAGCAATTAAGAACAGTTACAAAGTAAATGTAATTGATGATTTGGATTATTTAATTAAATCGGAATTTTTTAATAAATATCAAAATGTGTTGTTCAATATTGACGACTATAGTCACTTATTAAGCAATGATGATATGAAACCATTGAAACCACTTAATATTATGAATGGTTCGCAAAAATCAATACTGTCTGCTAAATCAATTGATGAGACTATTTTTGAGAATATATTTACTAACAATAACAATGATTTGACTGAATCAACTCAGTCAAGTGAGCATATTACACTTGCTGATGTTAAAAATATGAATGTTGACTTGATTGACATCATGAATTCAAATGAATTTAATATTAATGAAGAAAAGAAATCAGAAACCCTTAAATCTGGATCAACATGTTCTTCTAGAACATCTCATACAAATGACAATGACAATGACAATGAAAATGACAATAGTGATGATGAATTGCGAAAGTCGGGTTCTGGATCTGACCTAGACAGCAAAAAAGAATCAGATCATGATGAAAAACAATCTATCAATAATAGTGATAAAAATAGTGATGATAAAAATAACGATGATAAAAATAGTGACACTAATAGTGACAGTGATTATTCCGATATCGAAGAAGAAACCTTGTGGTTAACATTTCCCAAATTTCCAGTCCAGGTTATTTGTATGGAAAATTGTGAAAGCACATTTGACGAATTAATTATGAACAATGAACTAACACACGACGAATGGTTTTCCGCATTAATGCAAGTTATTATGATACTAATTACTTATCAAAAGGTATTTTCATTTACTCACAATGATCTCCATACAAACAATATTATGTATGTTCCTACTAACAGGAAATTCTTGTATTACTGTTATAAGAAGAAGTATTATAAAGTTCCCACTTTTGGCAAGATTTTCAAAATAATCGATTTTGGACGCGCCATTTATAAATTGGGCGGCAAGGTCTTCTGTAGTGACAGTTTTCAACTAAACGGCGACGCAGCAACACAATACAATACCGAACCC